CTGGCAGCCTTGTGTTCATGGGCAGCGATGGAGTTGTCCAGCGCAGTCGCCACACAGGCAAGCTGCTGAGACCATCAGCGACGCCGTTGAGGGGTTCTGGGGTGAAGTCGACACCTGAGGTGTAGGTCTTGTCGTAGGTGCCGTCATCGTTGCTGGACAACTTCACCGATGAGATTGACCAGGCATCGTCAATGATGGCGATGCGCTCGTCTTTCGACCAGTAGACACGAGCTGTTGCTGAGCCGTCGGCGTAGAAACGTCGAGCGCAATAGCCGTCAATCTCGCGCGAGGCGGTGTTGATTGCGCTGGCGAGGTCGTCGCCATAAGACGCAGCCGACACGGTCATGTAGGTGGCGAGGTCAGCGGCAGTGCAGTAGCCGTTGGTGACTGTGACTGTCATAGCCCTGATCCCTTCCAAGGATTGAACACGACGCCAAGTGCGACGAATGGCAGCGCCCAAGGCGGCAAGACGTGAACACAAGCGAGTGCAAGAACGGGTGCTGCCCATTGATAGAGGCGCACAGAATCGGTGGCGACGATCAACTGGCTGTAGCCGAGCGCAAGCGCAGCTGCAAGTTGAGCATCAAGACCGGCGAGGCCGACGACCATCGCTCCCCAGGGAGTGACCATCGTGAACGGATCAGCCCACAGACCGGCGTGGTATTTGCGAGAGGCTTTGATCGGGTGCTGTAGAACCCATGCGTTCTCGGCATCGAGCACGTCGTCGCCCTGGCGCATAAGCCAACGAACGGCGACCGGCACCAAGCCGACCAGCAGCACAGGGTTCCACGCATAGACGCTCGCCCAGATGGGTGAGGTCTCACGAACGCAGCCAGCAATGAGCGCAAGTAGCACTGCTGCTGGCCAGAAGATTGGCAACATCAGCGCAGCTGCGAGAGCAAGCGCCATGCCGGTGGCGTCGACGAGAACGGGGCGACGCCACGAGAAAGCGATACCAGGAAGGAACGCCACGCAGGCCATCCACACAGAGCCCGCATAGGCCGCTGAGAGCGCGCCTAGCGCGACGATTGCGCACTGTGTAGTGATTGTCCATCGGCGAGGATTCTGCCCACACAAGCGCGGCAGCAGCCATCGAAGATGGAATGGGCGCGCGACTCGCTGCTGTGCAGCTGCGTAGTAGCGAACGCCGTCAGGAGTCAGCACGAGTGCCAGCCGTTGCGGTGCGCAGCATGCGGTACATCGACTCGTCGAGCACATAGTTCGTGCCCTTGACGTGGCCGATCTTGGCGCCTGTGTGCACGAAGATTGGAAAGCCTGACGCCTTGGCGAGTTCGCAGAAGACAACGTCTTCGCTGACCCAAGAGTCAATCCCGGTGTGCGGGTACTCACCGAACCACGACCACTTGCCCAGACCTACGTCTTTGCGGATCTTCTCAAGCACCGATCGGTGGATGAGTAGAAAGGCACAGCCGGTGGCGTCGACTTCGACCATGGCCGAGTCGGGGTAGTCAAACATTGCGCCGTAGCCGCCGTCTGGTTTGGCGACAAACAGTGTCGGCACCAGGGTGGCAAACGGTCCTGCGTAGTAGCCGTCCTGGCCGAAGCACAGACCGCCGACGATGGGTGCTTTGCGTTCGTGTGCGTGATGAGCGACGAGTTTGAAGTCATCAACAGTGAAGCTCATGTCAGCGTCAACGAACAGCAACCAATCGTCGTTGCATCCATCAAGGAACTCAGCGATTGCTTGATTACGTCCTCGAGTGATGCCGCCACCGCTGCGCACGTTGATGCGTCCGGTAATGATGTCGCCGCATGCTCGTGACAGATCTGACATTGAGATTGCGAAGTCTGAAGCGACAAGACCTGGGTCGAGCCAAGCAAGACAAACGGTGCCTTTGATAGCCACGAGAAACTCCTAGAGGGTGAGAGGGTGTGGGCTGGCCGACGACCCTCGGCGTCAGCCAGCCCACGAGCTACCAACTACTGAAAAATCAGTAGCCAGAAGGCGCAGCGAAACCAGTGCCGGAGCAGACCGAAAGTGCGGTGCTGTAACGACGTGAGGTGAACGCTGAGTAGTTGTAAACCTGCAGACGGGCCTGAAGCGTGTTTGCATCAGTCTCGAACAGGACACGAGTACGTGCCGGGCCCTCGAACAACGCAAGGTCGCTGAAGCGGCCGACGATGACTCGGGTCTGGGACGTGCTGTAGGTGTTGCCGATGTTCGGGTCGAGGTACACGTTGACGCCAGCAATGGTGCCAACAAGTGATTCGGCCTGAGTGTCGGACATGACGCCAGCGGCGTTGAACGGAGCGCCACCAGTGGGAACAACGAACGGACGGCCGTTGCTGTCAACCTGGCTGACAAGCCAGTACCACATCGACGGGTTCATCACGACTGAGTCAGCCGGAAGGAATCGGTTCTTGGCAACGTTGGAGATGCCCTGAGCGATGGCGGCGTAGACGCCAGCAGCGGTCGGGGTCGTCGCCGTGTACGTAACCGAGGTGACTGCGGTGTTGGTAAGGATGCCTTCATGGGCACCGCTGGAACCGGCGCCGCCAATGACAGCCGAACCAATCGCCTGGGCGTGAGCCGCAATGAGGTCAGCGAACACAACCTGATCGAAGTTGATTGGGCTCTGCTCGAGGAGCTGAAGCGCAAACACTTGCTGACCGGCGTAGGTGTTGACCGGTGCGGTCACAACCGTGGTGGTCATGTCAGTGTTTGATGCGGCAGCGTTGTCAACCTGAGCACCAACAGAAGCGCCACCCGAAATCTTCGGAAGGTTGATTGAGTCGGTACCGGCTGGAAGCTCGAACTTTGAGGCAAGATCGGCGGTCACACGACCGGCGCGAGCAAGCTTGATGTACGAGTTCATGAGCCAGATCGGAGGCACGAAGTCTCCGCCTTGGCCATCGGTGCGGCTCATGTTGGTGCGCTGTTCCACAACCATTTCTTCAGCGTGACGCTGAAGACGTGAGCGTGCTTCTGAATCGAAACGACCAGGGGCCTGAGAGAGAGCAAGATCCTTGAAGTAGGAGTGCTCGCCGTTCTGACGGTAGGTCAGTTCGTTGGACTTGACCGAAACACGAGCTTCGGTTGCATCGGCTTCGCCGAGGTGCGCGGCTTCTGCGCGCGCTTCTTGATCTGCAGCCACGACGGACTCCATTTCTTTGATGCGAGCACGAAGCTCGACGGTTTCTTCGTCGATACCCGCGATGACTCCACGGATTTCGGCGAACTGTGTGGTCTCGAGCTCGTTGAGCTCTGAGCGTTCTTCTGAAGCAGGCACGGCGAGAAGAGCTTCAAGCTCGTCAGCCTTTGCAGCCCGCTCATCAAGACGTGTGCGCAACTGAGCGCGCAGCTTGTCGAGAAACTCCATGAGAGTTTCCTTTCGTTAGATGATTAGGAGCCCAGGTGCGTAACGGGTGACGACAAGGTGCCAAGGGCTACTTGGCGGCGTTGTCGACGGCGCGTCTAGCGGCGTGGGGTTTGGTTATTTCCGCTAGGCGGCGTTGGTGCGGACGACAGCCAGTTCGGCTTGTGCGTCTGCAAGCGACAGCGAGTACATCATCATGTCGTCGTCTTCGGACATCATTTCTGACATACCAGCGTCTTCGCAGTCGTCGACTTCTTGCCACCAGTCAAGTGCGCAGAGCACGTTGACTAGGGCTCGAAGTGACTTTGCAGCTGGCGATCCTGCTTCCATTTCGGCTGCTTCGCCAGCGATGAGCTGTGCGAGCAGGACTCGGATCTGGGAGACAAGATCGTCTTCGACTGCTTCGTCTGCAGCGTTAAGTACTCGCTGCTCAGATTTTGTGTTGGCGGCGTTCATTTGTGCCACGGTTGCCTCACTTGCTGGGTAGGTGACGAGGGAGGCATCAAACAGCTGCACCTCTTTGATTCGTCGTTCGGTGTAGTCCTCGTTCCACGCTTGGCGTGTGACTCGGAAAGCAAAACTCATTTGGTCGACATCGCCACGCAGAACCGCTGAACGCACCGACTGTGCGTAGGGCGACTGCGGGTCAAGGTCTGCGTTGACCATCATGCCCATGTCGTCAGAGATGAGACGCATGGTGCCGGACGCTGTGCGTGCCAGGGCAATGCCGCCGTGATCGTAGAGAAGCCGTACGTCTGCGCCGTCTTTGATGGACTTTGCAGTTGCGCCACGCTCAACGATTTCCATCCAGCCGCCAGCCTCAGGGCCGCCAGCGATCGGGTAAGCCACGTCATAGACGGTGGCGTAGCCGCGCAGGTTAAACTCTGATTCGGTGGGGGCAGTGATCGTCGGGGCTGAGTCAACGACTCGGACTTCGACGCCGACCTTGCCGCGCTTTGTGGTGCGCTCGTCGGTCAGCTTCTTGCGCTGTTCGTCGCTTAAACGATCAAGCACTTCTTCAGGCAGTGAATCAGGCCGCATTGTTCGGCTCCACTAGATCGGGTACGTCGGCAACCTTCGGTACGTAGGTGTCGCTCTGCTCGTTCTTTGTTGCAAACGGTGGCCAAAGGAACTCGTCGCCAAGGTTGTCTGGCAGCGGTGGCATGTTGTCTTCGGCACGAATCTCGTTCACAGAGCGCACACCCATGCGCAAGCGCTGGGTTTGAATGTCGACGCGCGTCTTGGCGTCGGTGCGCAGCAGTTCGTCGGTGTTGGCTCGAATGTTGTCAGTGCTGCGTAGCAGCGCCGACAGTGCATGCTCAAGGCGAACGATCCACGGTCGAGCAGATAGCACCAGGAGGTGGGCCATTTTTGATTCAACGTTGATGTAAGTGTTCGTCGTGCCACCGTCTGCGCCGATCATCTCGGGAGGAACTCCGAAGATGCGTGCGATGGCTGTGGCGTTGAGGCGTGAGGTCTCAATGAACTGTGATTCGTCAGGGCTGACGGTGATCGGTGTGAAGTCCAGTCCAGCGCCAAGCACAGCAACGGAGCGGTTGCCGTGGATGGCTTCGTTCCAGCGTTGCTTCATCACGTTGGCTTGTTCGCCTGTGAGCTGCTGATCGGTGGAAAGAACTGCTGAAGGGATAGCGCCATCGCCAAACCACTTTGCACCAAACGCTTCAGATGCGAGGCCGAGGCCGATCTGCTGGCGGGCGTAGTCGATCGGGCTGAGACCGACTGGCCCACCAGGGACGGTGTAGGCCGGAACGTGCCAAAGGTCGCCGCCTGCTTGCCAGAGATCTTTGCGCTCACCGAGCACACGGAACTCAAACGGGCCGAGAGGGCCTAGGCGCACGACGCTGACGTAGTCAGGGTGAATGATTTGGATTTTCGTGGGTTCGCCGTGCGAGCCAGTCTGTTTGATGAGGCCGTAAGCGTTGCCACGAAGCAACAGTGAACGCATCACCTGCGCGCGCCAATCGGCAGCACTCAGCGATGGTTCATTTGAAGGATTGACTAGGAGCGGGTGATCGGGGAGTTGCACCTGTATGCCGTCAGGCATCTGACGGAAAGCATGCCAGCCGAGCGGTGCGGTGATGTCGGTGAGCAGATTGACACATGCCCACACTGCAGCGAGACGCATGGCCGAGTCGGTGTTGACTGTCTCGCCACTGTCTGTTGGGTAGTAGAACCCAGGCGGCGGGATCGCGGCTTGTGAAAGCAGCACACCTGTTCCACCGCTAGAGCGTCGTTCGGCCGAAAGGCCACGCAGGATACTCACGAAGCCTCCGAGTCAACGCCAGCGGAATAGCCAATCGCGCAGAGGCAGATGCCGCCGACGATCAATGCTGCTGGCCAGAAGATGAAAGCGGACCCTGCGACCACCGCTACCATGCCAATTAGTTCAAGAACGGTGGAGATGATTTGCGCGCGACGAATCATCGCTGCCACCTTTCGAGGGTGAGGGTTAGAAGATCTGGGAAGTCACGTCAACTGGCGGTGCAGCGTTTGCGTGCCACACTGCGCGCTCAAGTCCAGCGACGGCACAGATGCCGAGGTCAATGTGACGGGTTGAGGCTTTCGATTCTTTGGTCGGGCGTGCGCCTCGACTGTCGAACTTGAGCACCATGTTCTCAACATGGCGTGCCAAGCGTGGATCGCCTGAGTGAGTGAACGCACCATCAAGCACCGAGTCGTAGAAGAGCTTCCACGCTTTGACCATGCGCTCAACTGCAGCCATGGGATACTCGATCATGGGCAAGCCATCGTCCTCAAGCACTTGCATTGAGCGTTGCCAGCGATACGGGTC